CCATTGTTCACTACTTTCATAGAATAGTTGATTTTGGTCAGGAAATTTCATACATACCCCACCAAGCTTACCTTCATTTCTTACCCAATGAGCGTGATAGCCAGTAGAAGTTGTTCCGCTAAAAGCTCCACTGGAAAAATCCCTAAATCCGCTGTACCAACCAACAGGCTTTACAGCATTACTATGTAATGATGAATCCCATTGGTGTGCATCACCCAATGTTATCACTTCTCCTAAATCGTTTGTTTCTATTAGTTCTCCACCACCATTTGTAAGTATATTAGTTTGAGTAATTACTTCAGATACTATTTCATCAACTTTATATACGTCAGGTATTGTAATCGTACTATTCACCATTTTTTGTGTAAATATGAATCCGTCTTGAGTTGGTTGAATTCTTAATTGATTTGTAGTATTAAGATCTCCACCAAAAAATTCAATTCCTAAATCTACATTTCTTAATCGAATTGATTCTTGTAATTTAGCAAAATCTTCTTGATAACTTCCTTTAATGTTTTTAGCTTTTAATCTAACTTCTTTTCTACTTGGTGAAATCTTATGTATTTGATATTTTAAATCTTCAAGAATAAGTTGTTCATTATATTGTGAATTATCTCTAAATTGTTCTTCAGTTCCAATATATACTTTACCATCATCTGTTATATAAATATTAGATGTGTCTGTGTGAATTTCTCCCTTTTGATTATCCTTAGTTCTTAATAATACAGTTGATTCATCTCCAGCCAACTTTCTTAAAAAACTATATCTTAACTTAAATGTGCCTGACTCAAATCCTAAATCTCTAATATGAGTTCCTGGATAAATTTCTATATTATTAGAAGTTTCATTTATTGTTACAGAAGAAAAAGGTAAGTTTTCGTATTGAATTAAATTATTTTGAGTGTCGAAAATTTCTAAAAGAACAAAATCTTTATTTCCTTGATCTCCCCATAGCCCAGCCTCATAAGGTTTTTGACCAACTCGTTTGGACATTCCAGCATCTAATAATCGTTTATCTCTTGGTGATAATTTACTTGCCATTATAATTCTCTTATATCTCTATCTATAATATCATTTATTGATTCATCATCTTTTAATCTATCTACAATAGTTTTAACCACTAATCTCGTTGATGGATCTTTTGGTATTTCATTTTTGTATGGATCTTCAAACAATAAAACATTATTTTCTTCATCTCTCACTAATAAATTTCCATCATCTGTAGATCCAGAAATAGCAGCTCTATCCATAAGAAGTTGTTTATCATTCAAATACTTTTGTTCATCTTCATCTATAAGATTTTGATAAAAAGGTTGAGTTTTTAACTCTTCTTTTGTATAAGGCATTTTTTATCTCACAACTTTAAATACAAAATTATCATCGAAGTATTCCACTATTTCATCAGCAGTATTACTTCCACTTACCATTTTAAATTCAAATCTATAATATCTTTCAGATTGTAACCCATTCATCCAAAAATTAAAATAGTTTCCAGTTGAATCACAACTAACAAGTGAACCAGTCCCAAATGGAACAATTACATCATCAGTTTGTTCATCTCTTACAGAGTAATAAACTCCATCTCCACCTATACTTCCCACACTTCCACTTGGTAGATACTTTACAGTTAAATACTCTGATGCTGTATTGGAATATGATTTGGTAGGGTATCTTGGCCGCCCAACTAATCTAAATTTAACCTTAGAGTTCTCTTTATATTGAGGTCTAATACCTTTCATATAAAAAGTTAAATCTTCTAATTCTGTTGAAGATAGTGCGCTTAATGAACCAGTACTCCATGTTGTATCGTACCATTCCACTTCCAATTTTGGTGGGAAAATAGTATTAGTATTTCTTGAAAAGAATGAAAAATTTCCTAACCTATCATCACTTCCCTCATCTGTATTTGTGTCGTTATTACCAACACTACCACTTCTTTTTAATATAAATCCTTCATTCGGGTAAGTACCATCTAACCATTTATTTACAATTGGTGTAACATCCATCCTCATATCAGTTGTTCCATATACAAAGGATTGAGAAGCATACACATCATCAAACCAAGTACCACCGGAAGCCGTCATTGATCCAGTCCATTGAGAAGCTTGGTTAAATCCATCTCTAAAATTCCAACTTGCACCTTCAGATGTTATTGGATTATCCCCATCATATCCTTCACCCACTACCCAACTTTGACTTACGGGGTAAGCCCATAATGATTGGCTATATGATAAATCTACTGGATTAGCATCATAAAGATTCAAAAAGTATTTTGGATTTGTGATGGTGCCATTTACTATAGATGATGAAACTTCAGTCAAGTCAAATTTCATTAAAATACGAGATACTTTTGGGTTAGTGCCCGCATCACTTAAATCTTTTCTAATTTCTACTATCTCATCAAGGCCAGTATTTTTACTACCGCTTGATTGATAAAGAGTTGTATCAGCGTCTGGATAAATAAAATAATACATTAGTTACCTCCTGTTGAATCACCAACTACACGACCTTCAATGTCAGTTGATGGAAATTTTAATTCAAAGCAACTTGGATCTAATGATGGGTATATTACCCCATCTTTTGTAGCGCTTGCTATATCATAAATATTACCAGAGTATCCACCCGATGATAAGAATTTATTTTCTATCAACACCGGTAATTTATTTGGATTATTTTCAGAGGGTGGAACTACAGCAGATACACCGTCAACTAATGAAAGTTGATATGATAAATCAGCTAACACGATTGGTTGACCAATTTGCCACTTTTCAATACTGAAAAAATCTTTGATTCTTTGAATTGTCCTCAATACTACTTCATCTTTATTATATCCAACTTTTGTTAATAAATTAAACTTAACTCCAATGTTAATGACGAATGCATCTTTGATATTTACCGCGTCTGTAACCATTCTATATTGAGTTAGGTATGTTTGAATGTTTTGTTTAACTGCTTGATTTATTTGAGTTAATTTTTTATTAGCATCATATCCCAATACATATAAGTTTAATGCTAGTGGATTCATAACCCGAGCATCAGCATTAGCAGCTCCAGATGAACTATCTAATTGAGAATCTTGAACAATATATGCTTTTGCTATATTACCATATTTAGGTGGTATAGAATATACTCTTGTGATATAATCTTCTTTAGTAACCGCTCTTTGTTGAGCTTGGAAATAAGCCAAAGCATTATTCTTAACTTCAACAACACTTTCAGCATCCTTTCCACCAGAAGAAGGAATCGGATTATTTACAGCTATTGATGCATTTGTTTGATTTACTAATGATTGTGTTAATCCAGTTTCATCTAATGTGGTTTGTATAGATTGAATACTTCTTATAGTATTAGCAGCTGTGTTATGTTCAAGCCCACCACCATGTTTATATCTAATTGTCAATTGAGTATTGGAAGGCGCTTGACCATAAGCCTTTGTTTCCAAAAAGTTTGATGGATCAAATGCCTGATTTAATTTTGAAGGTGAGCCAGGTAATGAAGAACCAACTTCATCTGGACTTGGAATAATTTCTTCATCGGGATTATCACTAACCCCAGCGCCAAATCTTAATTCAGTTCTACCATCTTCTCTAATAAAAGTTGTAAATCTACGAGAGGTTTTAAGTAACTTTAACATATAAGAAGCTTGATCAGAATACTGAGCCATATCAGGATCATTATTTGAATTATTCTCCATATCTGTAAATACTGTATCTTGCGCTAAGAATGGAACTTCATGCCAATTATTACCATCACTGTCAGTTACAGAAATAATCTCCGTTACATTTTTATTCCCCACAGCAACTCTTGCATATTTTTCAGCTGCATTAAATGTAAAATATTCAGTAGATACATTCCCGCTTGAAACTGCTACTGATTTTTTTAATAAATAAGTAACCGGTACATTATTACTTGACTCATAGATACTTATATCCAATGGATCAAAGGAGCTTGAATATTTAAAGTTACAATCTTCATCTGTTATATATTTAGTACCATTTGTAGATGAAACTTCCATTCCAGAATTTATAATCATAGCGTAATTTAAATCAGGCTTTACAGTATAGTTAGCTCCTGTTCCAGATGATATTGCTGGCACTGTTTGATATACTTCTATATTTGTTGTAGCTGCTGAAGCTAATTTAGGTTTATATCCGAATGCTTGAGCCATATTATATACTGTTTTCTTTTCTTCAGCAAAGGCTAATAGTGATTCTTTAAATTGGTTATCAATATAATAAGAAAGAACATCCCCTACATACGACGCCATTTCAATAAACATCATCCCAGGTGAAGATTCGTTAAAATCATTATACTGGTTAGGGAAATAAACTTTCGTAAATTCAATTAGGTTATCTTTAAAAGAAGAAAAATCTTTGTTTAAATATCTTACTTCTTTAATTGATTTTTTTGGCGCTGAATAAGGCATTCTTTTTCTCCATTAAAGTAATTTATGTTTCTATTGTAGAAATATCAAACGACAGTTGTTCCGTCAAAGTGGTATCTACTTCCATAGAAAAATGAATACTAACATTTAAAGCATTTCTATTATAAGGTGAAAATTCTGTAGAAATATTTTCTATTACTACAAAGGGAAGCCATTCGGACATAGCTTCTCTAATCACTTCTTCTACTTTACTTTCTAAATTATTACCCTCTTGTTCAAACGCTATATTTAACAATCTACTGCCAAAAGTAGGATTTCCAAGCCGTTCACCTTTTTTAGTAAGTAGTAAATTTTTCATATTGTGTTTAGTTTGTTCTAATGTCGTTTTGGTAGTTTTAAAAAACCCATTAACGCCATGCTTCAATGGTAATTCCATTCCAATACGAACATCGGGATTTAAATCTTTTTCTATACTTGCCATTATTTATTTTTCTTTTTGTCTATCGCTTTCATTACACCTCTGTAATCTTTTGTTAATGCATTCATAACATCTCCCGGAACATTTTCTGGATTTACACCAGCTTTATGCGCTGTATCAATTGCAGCCGCTTTCCGTTTCATTTCATCATTTCCACCCATTACATTTCCATACCCAAGAAGTTCAGATACTCTTGATGAATCATAAGCCTTTCCACTCATAGTTGGATAATCTTCTTCATACTTGTTAGCAGTTTCATTTAATATACCATTCAATACTGGATCGTCGGTATATTGAACTTCTTTTTTAGGTGGAGGTGGTGATATTGTATTAGATGTTATATTCTCTTTAATAAATATCTTCTCCACTTCTTTTTTAACTTCTAACTTCACTATTTCTTTAATTAATGAAACTATTTTTTTTGAACTTGCCATTATATAGACTCCTATTGTTTAATATAAATATCTCA